CGCCCGACGGAGCGAATCCATCAAGGGTAACAGACAGACAAACTAGTTGAGGTTCAGACGAACGAGCTCTGACCAATCGCGCATTGGCTCCCCACGAATCGAGCAAGGGGCGCCAGGGCGAAGATACTTTGCGAGTAGATTTGCACGAGTAGGAATTTGCAGATCTTGCCAACGAACCTCGCGTACTCCGGTTTTCTTTAGGTTGTGGATAGCTTCATCAAGCCACTCCCGGTGCACTACGTCCTGAAGGTCAACGGTTCTAATAGCACGCTCATAAGACTCAATAGGATCATACTTCGGAGACCAAAAACTATGCCTAATGAGTTCGAGCTCTACTTCCATTGCGCTAAAAGCCGTATCGTTCATTCCCTGCGTGTCATACATAGAACCAACGACCTTCCCGACGAGAGTTTCAGGTATGACGGAAAGGTTCACAGACGTGAAAAGGCGCTGTAGAGACTCATGAGTAGGACGGAACGCGCCAATGGTATCGTAAGGGATACCATCAATTTCACACTTAACACGGAGGAAAGAACGGTGGAGAATAGTTGGACCGGGGACTGTGATCTTTCCGTCTGGACTTATCTCAACGTCTAAACGGTCAAACTCATGATAGGAACCAGGCTTGAGTTCAAGATCGAATGTCTTAAGCATATACTCCTTAAAAGACATGACCCCTTCACAATCTGTTTTCCCCTCCAACACAAGAAGTTTTCTCCAACTTCCTTCAGGACCATTTGGGACCCCTGCTATCCCATCGTCTCCATAGGTCTTCGCCACAATTGGGTGGCGATCACGGGGAGCCATACCACGGCAAAGGGCGCCATCGGTAACGGCAGCACGAAAAGGCTCATATCGTGCATCACCCGCGGAGCGAAGGGCCTCCTCAATGTGGATCAAATAACAAATCCACCCAAGGGTCGATACCCACGTATCGATAACAGAGGTTCCAACCTCCCCACTGAAGATCATTCCAATGACCAAGCGCCAATCACAGTCGTCAAGCCACTTGACAAACTTGCAGGCGGTCCTATCGCCCATGACGGCCACGAGCATACGAATCACTCGCTGACCGTCCTTCTTATAGAAGAACAGTATGAAGCAATAAGCGAGGAGAATGAGAATTGCCTTAATTGACTGGTCCGGAC